CATGTGGCGATTGACCTATAACTTTGTTTTTTCTATCTACTAAATTTGTTCTATCAAAACTTAACATAGTTTCAAATGTTTTATTACGCCATTTACTGTCTTCAGGATAATAAGGAAAACCTTTATCTTTTATTTGTTTTACTATTTCACTCATTGTGTTCTCTCTTTTGTCAAGTCTGCATATTCTTGATTTATTTCTGAACCTATCCATTGTCTCTTAGTATTCATAGCAGCAACTGCTGTTGTACCAGAACCCATAAAAGGATCATAAACAATATTATCTTTATCTGTATAGTTTTGTATTAATAGTTCTATTACTCTTACAGGCATACCATAACCATAGTTTTTATATTTACTAGAATTAATAATAAACACATCTGGTTTAAAATCTGCAATAGGTTTTCTCTTTGCATTTTTTCTACTAAATGTCATTACATGTTGATAGTTCATTCTATAATCATTTACACCTGTACCTTTTACCCAAATCTTATGTGAATGTAAAATATAACCTAGTGTTTTAAATACATCAATAACTATACTATGTTTAGACACTATTTGACCGCCACTCTTTCTATCACTTATGCATATAGAAACAAAGTTGCTAGCAGGTTCTAATTTTACTGCCCATGATTTAATAAAGTCTGCATATGAAAAATCTATTGCCTTATCTAACTCATCAAAGTCAGGTGGCGAACAAACAACATAATCATAATATAATTTACGATCTAGTGTTTTTAAACAATCTTCAACATATATCATTATAAAACCTTTTTACAGTATATCAAATTTTTATAGGTTTGTCAAGGTTGAAAAAGTCTTTAGTTTTTCTCGTTTTTCAACTATTCTCTTATTCAATTCTGCTTGATTTACTAAACCTTTCTCTATTAACAATTGTATCATACACATAACATCACCTGCTTCTTTTGTAATATTATCGTTCTCTTTACCAAATCTAACAATCTTCATAGTTTCTTGTGTTAGTTCACCACATTCTTCAGCAGTTATTGCTAATAGTTCTATTTTTTCTTGTGTTGTCATTCTACTACCTTTGTAAAGTTTCCTACTTTCTCATACTTAATAACATTTTTAAATTTATCAGCAATCATATCTGTTTTATGTGATATAATAAAAACATTCTCATTATCTAATGTATTTAGGATTTTAAGAAAATCATCTGTGCCTTGTCCGTCAAGACTGCCATCAAATATTTCATCTAATAATAATAAATTTGTTGATATACTATTTTTCATTTTTGCAATAGCACGCCATGTAAATAATAATGCAAGATTTATTCTCATCTTTTCGCCTTCACTAAATGATGTATATGAAAACTCATCTCGATATCTAGATTTAATTATTTCTTTAAACTCACCATCTAATCTAAAGTTTACAAAGAAATCCATACTTGCAAGATACTTGTTTATTAATTGATTGATAACAGGCAAGTATTGTTTTATAATTTTTGTTTTGATACCTGTGTCTAATAACATTTGTTTTGCGGCGTGTAAATAATCATGTTCTTCTAACTTAGATAATTTTGTTTTTTGAAACTCATCTTGACTTTCCTCTAAAACTTTTAGTTTGCCTTTTGCCTCGCCTGTGTCACTAGATTGTTCAGTTAGTTTTGTAATGTTATGTGTTAATTTTGTGTTAATGTTTTTTAGTTCAGTTTTTGATTGATCAAATTTTGCAATATCAATTTCTATTGATCTTATATCTGTTTCTATATTTCTTATCTTATCTATTCTATTTGATAATGATTTTAATTCTTTTTGTGCGTCTTCTATTGCCTGATTCCATTTCATTATCTCTTTATTATTATCTGCAATCATAACTTGTTTATTAGATAATACTTGTTTACATGTAGGACAATTATCATTATCTTCATAAAACTTTTTATGTTTATTACATGATGTTAGTTTACTTTGAAACTGTGCCTGAAAGTTTTGCATTTTATCAAACTTATTGTTTGTATTATCTTTGTCAGTTATTGTATGTTTTAGTTTTTGTATTTCGTTTTGTAATCCTAGTATGTGTGAATTATATTTTTCAAC